AACTTAGCGATATCGCCTGGGTTCTTTAAGCGAATTGGAATGTAGATAAATTCAACATCCTTAACTGGCTCAATAGCAATATCCACATACAACTCATTACGTGCAATACGCTCTGGTGTGTTGTTGCTTGTATCGCAAACTACCACGTAGTCATAGATACCACGTTTAGCAACTAAGTCATTCATTGCACCTTCAATGATTGTCTTAAGTTGATCGCGTGTTGTCTTGTCGTTTGGTTCAAACAAGAATCCGTTACCAACTGTAGCAAGGATTGTACGGATATAGTTAACTAAACGAGCTACGTTAATACGATCCATAGCACTTGCACTACCGTTGCGAGTCTTTTGACCCCAGTTCACTAAACCAATACCAGGTAATACTGTTAATGGGTTAATACGGTTTTCGTACAAGCTGTCGCGTAAGCCTTGGTTAATACCTGTCTTAACAAAACCACCCGTTGCGGCATTAACATAACCAATGTCACTTGCGTTGTCAATTAAACCACGACGCACACCTGCTGGTGCAAACCATGGATACGAAACGTTATCGCTATGGATAAATGTACGTAGTGCCATGTGACTTGCTGGTACTGCAACTGTGTTGCCTTGTACATCATTGGTTAAACCTGCTGGGTAGAACACACCTAAGTATGGATCAGCTGTTGTTAAGCCATCACCATTGGTGTTGTTGCTCCAGTTAGCAATATCAATTGAGTTTGCTGCCAATGTCATTGGTGTGTCACCAATAATAAATGCTGTGTTAGCACGGTCGTTGTTTAAAGCAACCATGTTAGCAATAGCCTCTGGGTAGCCAGGAGCTGTAATAATGTTAAACGCAAATTGGTCTTCGCGGATTTGGCTGTTGCCGTCGATTGCGGCACGAACTGCTTTAACAACCATGTTACGTTGTGCGGCAGTACCCATATATGGTGCACCACTGTCTTTTAGACCACTAGCACTCACCCAAGCGGCTGTAACATCTGGCAATGACTCATTTGGGAAACTGTCATCGTTAAAGTAGTTGCTTACAAACTGCTTAACGTTGAAACCACTGCGACGTGTGTTAAACAACAATGTACCGCGTGGGTATAAACGATAGTCTGGAGCATCTAGGTCTAAGTAGTTGCTTGTTAACAAGTCTACTACGTCTGGTAATGCGCCTGCGATTACGTCTGTTGTACCATCTGTGTCCCAACGTGCATCAGCAAATACAATACCGTTTTGGCTTACGCGGTCAGTATTGTCGATTGCTACCCATGCACCTGCGGCATTGTAACGATATAGCTTAGGGAAATTTACTAGATCGCTTGTATCTAACCATAAATCGCCTGCTTCTAAAGCAGTATTGTCGCTCTGTGTTGTTGGCTTGCTTGCACTAACAATAACACCAGCCGGGTCAGTTGCTGACAAATCGTAGCCACGTGCATCGTTTGCAACGTTTTGATAACCTTTCCAACCATTGTCGTTGATCATAATATCAACGTCAGTAGCCGAACCATAATACCATAATGTTCCGTCTACTGGAGCTTGGTATGGCTCATACAAGCTAACTGTATAAACTAATGTAGCAAAGTTACTTAGAATCAAGCTGCCGTCAGCTTTAACACGCATGTTGCTTGTGTTGAAGCCAGCTGTTGTCAATGGTGTACCTTGACCTGCAATCGCTGCCAATTCAATGTTACCACCTTCGCTGTGTACAAATGTAATTGCACCTGCTGATGTAGTTTCAGCACTTACGTATGGAATGTTTGCGGCTGCAACTGCGGCAACAAAGTCTGCTGTAGTTGTTCCACCTAATGTGATTGTGTATGATGCTAATGTGTCATCGCCTATGTCTGTTGCACGTAGAGTAAATTTATTACCACTAGTAAATGAACCGCTAGGTACACTACCTGTTACTCGGGTAGCACCAGTTGTTGCACGATAAAATAGACGAACACCAGCCAATGAACTACTGAATAGCTCATATTTTGCAAATATAGTGTCGGCACCAATTCCAAAACCACCACTTGATGGATCTAAACCATAAAGTGCGGCTTCTTCTGTTGCATAAACAGGAACTGCTAGTCTTGACCATGTACCTGCATCGGCATTATATTCTTTAACAGACAAGTTCATACCATTACCTAGTACGCTAGTCTTAATGTAAATGCTACCTGTTGGAGCTTTTACTGTGTCTGTGCTTCTCCAGCTTGGGATATTTACATAATCGCCGAACTCAATTTGTGGGCTGAAGTATGTACCAGCTGTAATTCTTAAATCTGCTAAACATGGAACTGTTAATCCATCAGCGATTGTAATTTTTCCGTCTGCTGATCCGCCTGTGCTACTTGCAGTACTATCCGCAAATAAAACTAGTAATCCGCCGCTAGCTACTGCTGTTACACCGTCAATACTTGCGGCATTAATTGCACTAACCACGTCGCTTAGAGCTGTACCAGAAGTTACTGTAATATCAACACCGTTAATTGTTAACTCTGCGTTGGCGTCAACTGTAATAGTACCAGCAGATGCTGTGCTGGCCACTGTTGCCCAGCTGTTTTTCCAATCATCTGTACCAACTTGGTACCATGAATTGTCGGCTGCTTTGTAGAACATACGATTATCGTAGTTTGCTACAACCACAGCATAGCTACCAATTGTACCTACGCTTGATTTTGGTGTGTACACACTACCAATTAATGTTGTGTCATCTAAGCTAGTGATCAACAATGGAGTTTTTGTTGTAAACACACCAGTTGATGCATTCCACTCGTTAATGCCCCATGTTGTGTTAGCAATATCTAACCAGAATGTTCCGTGGTCAGGTGCGCCAATTGGACGAACGCTAGTTGCTGTTAATTCGTCTAAGTTGATATCTGCACGAATAGCATACACACGATTGCCTAATGCCAATGTGCTGTAAGCTGCCATTAAGCCATATTCGTTTAGTTCGTTGCCATGCAACGGAGTACCTGCAGAACTTTGCTGGAATGTTGGGTAACCTAATGCTGATACTAGTTCGCGTTGACTAGTAAATGATTGTAGCTTGCCAGCATTGGCTTTTGTAGTACCGGCTGCAATCGCGCCGTTTACTGTTTTGTCTTGTGCGGTTGCTACGATAACTAGTGGTACGCTACCTACTGCGCCTGGTACGTACTGACTTTCGTCTGTTACTGTTAACTGCAATCCTGGGGAAATTAGTGCCATAGTATTTTTCCTTTATAATACATGCTTATGAATATTTATTTTAATAGCACATTTTTATGTCTTTAGAGTGCCCTTTGCAAAGGTTTTTAGCTAAGTATTAGTATGGAAAAACGACATTTATGCCCAGTATGCAACGAAAAGCCTGTTGCTGTTAACTATGTTAAAGAAGATATTGTACATTATCGCAGAATGTGTGATAGTTGTATACGCAAAGGCAAAAAAATAAAGCCTGCGGCTCCTCAATGGTTTAAGTTGGGCTATAGAAAAAAGCCACAATGCGAACACTGTGGCTTTAAATTTAAACTAACCGAACAAAGTTTAGTTTATCACGTGGATGGTAATCTTAAAAATAACGACAGAAACAATTTAAAGACTATATGTCTTAATTGCTCCAAAGAACTGTATAAAAGCAAAGTGCCTTGGAAGCCCAGTCCTATTGTGCCAGACTTTTAAGCTGTTTATACAAGTCGTCTAGTGACCCATCATTGTCAATGATAGCGTCAAAATGTGTTCCTGCCCAGCTCGACTCACTAGCATGAATGCCTTCGTTTTTTAACCATTGCTGTGCTTTAGTATCTCCGCGGTTAGCCTGTTCAGCTATGCTATACCAGTGCGGAGTAATGCCACGCTGTACCCAAATTACTTTTCCACCAGCGGCTTTAATAGACTTAATTTCGTTAGGAAAGCGGCAATCACTAATAACAATGCTATCCTTGCTGTTACGCAATTTGTTTTCTACGCTAGCGATCCAGATATCGTCGTGAAAGCTCTTACGACAAACTTCTGTGCCCCATAGTTGTAGTACTAGTCTCGGAGTTAAGTTAGGCATGTTTAGTCGCTCTGCCCACCAAGGGTCAACTTGTTCCCGCCATGCACGGGCTTCTTTAGTACGACCTTCTAGTAACTCTCTGTCCCAATTAAACACCGCGGCCACAGCATCTTTAAGAGTACCAGCAAAGCTATCTCTACGAAACCCGTGAAAGTTTACTAAAAAATCTGCGGCTGTGTCTTTGCCGCTACCAATGAAACCACAAATACCGATAATCATAAAAAATGCTCCTAGTGTATAGGAGCATTATTACATACTAATTTGGTTTTGTCAATTAACCTGTGACCCAAGTTAACGGTGTTCCACCATCTACATAAGTCTTGAGATCTTCTTCTAGTTTTTCCATTTCTGCTTGAGCTTCTTGTTTTAGAGCCGCACCGTTTAATTGAGTACCTCCTTGTGGGCCTGCAATAGTAGCAAACTTCTCACGTGCCTCACCAACAATACGTTTAGCAAATGAGTAAGCATATTCTTGTAACCATGGAAAAGCATAAGGGTCGTTGAATAACATTTGATCTGGTTTAGTGTTATAGATCCAAAGCATTACTGTTTCGCCAATTTGATCTACTGCACTCGAATATATTTTGGTTTTACTTAAATCAAATCCGCTAACACTAGTAGCATTTAGTGTGTTAGCGGCTTCTATTGTAAATTCTGTATGGTCATCGTTACGAGTAACAATGCTGTATGTACCATTGTAGCCAGCAACTGGGCAGTTAGTAATATACAATGTATTGCCAACATCGGCCATATACGGACTGTTTGTAGTAACAGTAATTGTACTACCTGCGGCTGTACCATCTGCGGTTAGTGTTTGGACGCTAGCATAGGTATGGCCTGCATTAGGAATTTTACGGACTAGTGTTAGCTTTTTAGTAACTGGATTAAATGTATAATTGATGTGACCACCAAACATTTTCATTGCTAGTTCTTGGTATTGCGTAAACAACTCATAGTTAGTCAAGCCACCCACACGCCCTGCTACTAGCATGTATGTGTTTAAGTACCCGCTTGCAAACGGTTCAAATTGACTAGCTGTTGTGCCTGTAACGCTACCAATACCACGACGGAACACTTGACGAACAGCCATGATTTCTCTAGGCAATATATATTCCTGTGTTTCGGGCTGTAGATCTAAAAATGCATAACTTTCTTCAACTGCGTTTGAGCTACGCTGACGAAACTTAACCAGTGCTTGGTTAATGGCCATTTCGTAGTGTTCTTTATCAAGCTCAACGTCTACAATACCGTCGCCTAAGCGTAAACGAATATAGTCTGAGATTTCGGCACGTTTAGCATTACTGCTAGTATACAGGCTTTCGTCATAGGCAATATGCCCTGGCCCATTTAGGCTTTGTGTTGGGATACTGCCAATATCTGAGTATCCGGATTCAACTGTTACTGCGGCTGGTCGTGTAGTCATAAAAATAGTCCTAGTATCAGTATTTATTACCGACAGCTAGGACTAATTGCTTATACCGCTTTAAGCAGTAACACATCGGCACTTATACGGCCGTTTAGCTTGGTTTCTGTTGCTTTAATATCTTCAATAAACTTACGCAACTGAATTTTACCAGCTTTAGCAAACTCTTTGAGCTTTTCTTCAGGCTTACGAAGTGTTTTACTTACGCTCTTGTTTTCGTCATACCCAATGATAGTAGTGCCTTTAACTCCTAATGGACCTTGAATGCTGTCTGCTACATACTTGCCCAATTTGCGTGTTTTAGCATTGTAAACCCATAGCTCTTGAGCACCAATAATATCAGCTGGATTAACGGATACAATTTTAAGCTCTTTGTTTTCTTTAGCGTACTTGAGTTTAGCAACCACTTTCTCTTTGCTTACGGCACGTGGAGCACGTACTTTCTTTGTGGCTTTCTTGACGTTACGATATTGTGCAATAGCATCTACTAGAGCATCGATCCAAGCATAGTGCTTTTTAAAGTCAGCCGCTTTCATGTGGCTGTAGCCTTCTTTGAGTTGAGGATCTTTGCCGGCTTGTGCTTCTTCAAGCTCAGCTTTGCGGGCTGTGTAAAGATCTTCATATTTGCTCAGTTGGCTCTGCGGCACATTATTGGTTACTAAAAAGTCATAGTGCTTAAACTTAGCATCCATTTCGTCATAGTGGCCTTCAAGCTCACCGATAGTTTCTGCGGTTTTTTCGTTCATGCGGTCCTGGATAGTAGGGACGTAGGCTTTAGGTTTCTGATCCTTAACTTCTTCTACTACTTCGTCACCGGCGCCAGCAATGGCTCCACGGATAGCACCGTTGATATATTCAAGATGGCGACCACGGAATGGCATACCTTGCTTATGTGCTTTAATAAGGCTACACACGGTCATTTCGATTGCACGATCTGGTGCTCGTTCAAATGCCTTAATATCTTCTTTAGTATAGTCCTTTTGTGTTTTAATCCACTCAACTACATATTTCTTCAAATCCTTTTGATTGTAGAAATAATTGTAGTAATAAAACGCACGACGCAAAATGTTATCAAAGGTAGCGTCATCAAATTGTGCGGCACGTTCGGTGTCCCACACTGGCTCCGATCCAGTATACTTTTCATCTACCAGAAGAGGGTTACGCTGAACTTTTGCTTTTGCTTTGATTTTAATTCCTGCTACTGTTGCCATTACACTCGCTCCTTTTTAACTCGACCAATTCGACTTGCTTTGTTCCAATCGTACGCAATACCATCTGGGCACTTTCCATCCTTGATGCTGTCTACCCCAAAAATACCACATGCTTCAAAGTCAGGGCCTTTGATTGTTACAAAGAATCCACATGCCTTTGCGGCTTGCATAGCAGAATCTAAGGTCTCAAACCCATCTAGTTCTGCGCCTGCTTTGTTTATTAGTTTATACATCAAGTTCCTCTGTAAGCATACTTGTTGCCACGAGCGTCCCACAATGCGTGATGCGGCTTATGACCTAAACAGTCTGCTTCTAACCAATAATAATCGATAGCCATTTTATCAATGTCGCCCCAAATATTTTTGGTTGTTAAAAAATCCGGTAACATGTCCTCGGGTAACAATAGTAACATGTTTCTCATTAAATCCCAATCAGTATTATAGTCAAAACAAATAATACACTCGTCGTGTTTTCTATAATGCTCTAACCATTCTGCTAGTTCTTTGGCCACTTGCAAGCGGTTGCCCAAAATTGTGCCTTTGTGCTGTTTCAGCAGAGGCAAAACAATTTCTCGAACAAAATCAGTGCATACTTCTTGTCTATAGTCTGTTAGTTCTGCATAGAACTCTCTTCCGTCGTCGGCTACCAAGCCAATGCTAATTAAATCGCATTCGCTTTCATTAAAGTCCGTAAATTCTGTATCTAAGAAAATTCTCATATCTGTATATTATACATTATTGCTCATTTTAGGTCAACTACTCTAAAAGTGTAGCAAACATAAGGTACTGTTCCAGGGTATTTACACTTTCGTTTAACTTTTCTATTAATTCTAGCTTTTTGGGCGTGTCTTTGCCCAATCTACGGCAATGCACATCTTCTTTGCTTATTTCGGTTAGCAAGTCCTTACACACTTTCCACATGCGTTTTAGGTCACGCTGATGCTGTTGCTTGCAAGCAATTATTTTAAAAAACAGCTCATTTATACGATTTTCAATTTCTTGCATACTGCTATTTTACATTAAAATGGTATATGTGTCAAACCCATAAATACTACAATATAGGATTTGGTATGCCACGTTTAAGCCTTTGGAAAGACGGTAAACACTCAAA